TGGGCTGATGGTAAACCAAAGATAATGTTAAGACTTCCGCACCAAACAGAAGTTGAATATTCAAATGGTACATTGCATTGCGTTAAATATTACATTCAAATGCTCGATGAAAAAACAGAGCAGTGGGCTTACTGGTCAGACTCAGAACATTATTATATAGAAAAGGAGGGTGGCAACGAGAAGATAGTTGCAATTGAAGATAACGAAGATATGATAAATCCATTTGGAGTTTTGCCTTTTGTAATTATGCACAATGGATGGAGAGATGAATCTTTCTTTGATATGTATACCGGTGACGATATGGTCAATGGCACTATTGATTTGGCAGTTCATTTAACTTTTTTAAATCACATAATTAAGTCGCAATCATTTAAGCAGTTAGTTGGTAAAGGAGATAATGTTGGTGAGTTGCTAGGTCAGGTTTTAGACCCACTTTCTATTCTTACCTTAACTGGTCAGAACACCGAAATAAATGTTTTGGATATGCAATCTAATTATGAGCAACTGCATAAAGTAACTCAAGAGATGGCAAATAACTTAGCAGTAAATTATGGCATATCTCCTAATCAATTTAGAATGTCAGGCTCACCATCCTCTGGCTTTTCATTAAAAATGGAAAATATAAAGTTAGATAGATTTACTATTGAGCAACAACAAGATTTTAAAGTTTATGAAAAAGAATTGTTTAGAATGATTCAATTGGTTTCAGAATATTATGGCACAACTATTACTGGTGATATGTCAGTTAACTTTGTTGAGCCTAGTTATCCAGAATCAGAAAAAGAAATGATAGACTCTGCAAAAGAGAAAATAGATTTAGGGTTAACTACACCACATAAAATACTTATGAAAAATGACCCAGATTTAACTCCAGAGGAAGCAGTTATTGAAGTAACAGATAATCTAAGTAAACGAAATGAGATGCTAAATAAGATTAGAACTGGAGATACTATTGTTGAAACTCAGAGCGCATTAGACGATGCCAACGCTTGATGAAATTTACAACCAAGAGAAAAAAAAGACAGACTCTGCGGTAAATAAATTTAACAATCAATCAGATAAAGTTTTTAAGCGAGTTCAATCTTTAGCAGTTGTTGGTTTAGCTGGTTTATCTCCAGATGACATATTAAGTTATGATTTGAAATGGAGAGAAGTGTTAAGAGATTCTGGTTACTATGACATGGTTAATGAGTTAGTAGATAAAGACTTTAATAAACTGTTTAAAGGAACTAGAGAAGCTTTTAGTGCTGGTGGTTATGATGCTTTATTTACTACAGACGATGCAAACAAAATTCAAGCATTAAAACAATTACACAGAGAAGAGTTTGCAAGGCTTGCAGAAAATACTGGCTTAGAAATTAAAACCGAGTTATTTAAATACTCTATTGCAGACACTCCGTTTGAAGATGTAACTGCTGGAATATTAGCAAAGCTTGAAGATACTGATTTTGCTAAATACGCAAAAACATATGCTTTAACTGCTATTGGAGATTATCAGCAAACAGTCATAGATGTTATGGCCAAAGACGTTGGTGAAGGAGTTTGGGTTTATGTTGGTGTTAATGATGATGCAACAAGACCATATTGCAAAGATATACTTTCAAAAAACAAATATTATAACGAAAGTGAAATGAACAGATTAAAATCTGATAGCAGAAGAGATTATAACTGCCGGCATAGATTCTATAAAATGAAAAAGGAGGAAGCAGAAGAGAGTGGCTATCAAGATAACTAAAATGCCAGATTTATCTAACCTTATAAAAGCAGTTCAAACTACTGACCAAAGGATTGCATCTATAGCAACATTTATAATTACAGGAATATCTAAAAGAACGCAAAGGGGTTTAGATTTTAACAATAGAACTTTTAAACCTTACAATTCAGACTATAAAGAATATAGAGCATCTAAAGGAAGGTCTATAAGAGTGAACCTAACTTTTAATAATCAGATGTTAAATGCAATGCGTTCTAAAAAAACTAAGAATGGAGTTATGATTCATTTTCCAGATAGCATAGAAAATGAAAAGGCATATAGCAATCAAGAGGAAAAAGAAAGGAAGTTTTTTGGACTAGATACAAATCAAGAAAGGTATATAATATCTAGCATAGGGAAATATATTTCTCAAGGGTTTAAATAATACTTTTTAAAAGGATGATGCAAAATGGCTGACGAGCAAAAAGCGGTAGAGCAAGAAACAGTTGAGACTCCAACAACTGAAACTAAAGAGGTGGTTTTATCTCAATCTAAATTGGATGCGTTAATTGATAAAGCATTTTCAAAAGGTGCAAAAAGAGCATCTGGAGATTTATCAGAACAGTTGGGAGTTGAGACTATTGAACAAGCAAAAGAACTTATCGAAGCAAAAAGAAAGTTGGATGAAGAGCATAAATCTGATTTAGAGAAAGCTCAAGAAACAATAGACACGCTTGGTAAGACTATTGAAAGCTTGGAAGTTAGCAACAAAGAAATTAAAGTTAATATGGAATTTCAAAAAGTTGCTACAGACAATGGTGTAAAAGATGCAGATTATTTTAAACATCTTTTGATTCATGCAAAAAAGTCAGATGATTATAATGAAGCAGATTTTATTTCTGAATTAAAAACAGAAAAACCATACTTATTTGGTATACAAGAAACTAAAAAAGTTGATGCAACCTCTAGCAAGCAAACTTTAGAAGTAAGCGAAAGAGTAAAAACTGCAAAAACTATGAAAGACTTGTATGCTTTACAAAACGAAATGAAATAGGAGTTTAAAAAATGGCAGTAAACACTAAGGCGGTTCTATCAGATAGTGCCGTAGATTTAATGAATCAAGCAGTAATCGTTTCTGGAGAAGCTTTAAATAAAGTTGATGCTTATGCAACAGTAAGACAAGATGACCTAGCTTCAACAATAGCATTTACAGTATTTTCAAGAATGTCTCCAGCAACAACACCACTTACAGATGGAACAGAAGCTTCATCTACTTCAATGGTAGATACTAAAGTAACTTTAACTCTAGCTGAATATGGTAATGTAATCACATCAACTTCACTTGCAAACGTAGCAACTGCTGGCAAAGCAGATTTAGCTTCAGCAGAATTAGTTGGTGTTAACTTAGGTGAAACAACTGACAAGCTTGGCTTAACAGTTTTAGAAGCTGGTACTAACACAATCACTGCAGACTCATCTGGCACTTTAGCCGTTGCAGATCTAAGAGAAGCTTATACAGAACTTGCAACTGATGGTATTGCAAAATTCCCAGATGGCAGATATGTAGCGTTTTTAAATCCAGCACAAGTTGCTGATATTAAAGCGAGCTATATTGCAATTGCCCAACATACTAATCAAGCAGATGCTACATCAGGTGTGATTGGATCACTTGAAGGCTTTACAATTGTAGAAGATGCAAATGTAACTGCTGGAAAAGTTGTATGTTTCGGTAATAATGCACTAGGTAAAGCAGTAGCAACTGCACCTCAATTAAGAATTGTTGATGGTTCTGACAATCTTGGTAGAACTGTTAACGTTGGTTGGTATGGTGTAATGGCTTATGGCGTATTAGATCAAAAAGCAGTTCGTGTAATTACAAGTGCGTAATATCATGACTAAAATTAAAAAGGTAAAGAAGTCTGACTCTAAACTTGTGGCAATAACAGATGGCTCTCATAAAATCGATGGTCATAAATACACATGGAAGGCTAAAGATGAAGTAGAAGTTAAGGCTGAACATTTAGAAGCAGTTAAATCTTTACCAGCTTTTAAGGAGTAAGAACATGGCAGTTTGGACTTTAACCAATGCAGATGTTATTTCTGCCTTTCCATTGTTAGCAGATTTTCATGAGAAAGCGGATGGTGGCTCTACAACAACTTTGACTTGTAAACGATTAACATCTTTGCAAGAGACAGAGTTAGTAGGCGCAACTCTTTGTTTTTTAACTGGCGCTAATGCTGGAACAGATAAAGTAATAACATCTTATGCTTCAAGTACCACTGCCACGTTTGGATTTAGTGCAGTATCAAACTCTGTTGATTCGTCAATGGGGTTTGGCATTGTATTATTAGACAACGCTTCTTATATAACTAGAGCTTATGACATTATAAAAAATGAAATGCGAAACAGAGGTATGGATGTTGATTTATTTTTAACTACATCTCATGTTAAAGAATTGCATTTAACAAAAACATTAGAACTTATTTGCTTATCAAAAAGACAAGATGCAGATGTTAATGACATTTTTCATGAATCATATTTAATATTTAAAGAGCAATACGAATCTGAATTAACAACATTAAAAGCAGATTATGATATAAGCGAAGATGGAACTATACAAGAAGATGAAAAAGATATGACTCATCAAGTAGTCTTGCGTAAATGATAGCTTTATTAAAAGGAAGAGGTTATAGATTCACACAAAAAGAAACTTTGCAAAATAGAGAGTTTCGAGAAGGTGAGCAAACTTTTAGTATCAATGATGAGTTATCTTCATTTGAGAAAAGAGCATATGACATAACGCAAATTTATGAGTTGTTTTTAGATGAGAGAAATTATAGACTTTCATTAATGGAATCAATTATAGAAGATACACGAGCAAACGACATTGATGAAGTAGATTTTACAGTTGTTGAAGATGAACGTGGTTATCTTGTAAGTTTTACAACAATCAAGCAAGGAGTTAAATAAAATGGCAGTAATTAAAGGACACGCTGGATCATTAAGAGACAGTGGAGGAGTAATAATAGGTGAGCTAACTAGCTTCACTTTAGCAGTAACACAAAACAGTGAGCAACATAACGCTTTTGGTGAAACATTCTTAAACACAACCGCAACAAACAAATCATGGTCAGTTGAAGGATCTGGTATGTTTGATCCAAATAACACACAACAATCTGCATTAATGGATGAGGTGGTCACAGGGGATGCAGTTTATGTTATTGAAGTAAGACCAGAAGGTGATACTGCTGGAGATGATAAATATACTGGAAGTGTTGTTATTGGAGAAGTAAGTGTTGAAGCATCAAGCGAAGGTGTTATGGCATTTTCTTTTACATCACAAGGTCATGGAACATTGACGAAAGGTGCGGTCTCTTAATGTTTAAAGCAATAGACAGAAATGAAATTATCAAGGTAGTATCGTTGGATGATCCAGCTATTGATCATGAAAATTCAGATTTGGAATTATACAAAATGAATTATGAAATGAAACATCTCAAATTTATTGAAGGTGAGCTTCCATCGATATTTACTTTGAAAACAATAAGCTTTTTAAAATTCTCTGAAATAAAAGATAAATACATCTCTTTTGAGTTAGGAAGTAAAGGTCAGGAAATTAAAACTAATTTATTTGGATTAACTGCTGATATGCTAAGACACTCATTAAAAGAAGTTGATAATTTGCCATTTAAAGTAAAGATTGAGAGAAACTTAGTTTCAGAATCTACAATGAATCAAATAGCAAAGCTAGGTATTGTAGAAGAGCTAGGAAATATTGCTTTAACACTTAATGGCTTTGGAGAGGAAGACAAAAAAAAGTAATTGGAGCAGTAATGCAATCGACTTTAAAATATGATTGTAATAATTGCTCAGATAAAGATAAGGTTATGAGAGGGTGTTCTTTAAAACCAACTGCCGTTATTATGGCTCGTGGAGTAAAAGGACACGCAACTAGATGCCCTGTAATAGATGCAAGTGAAGTTAATAGTTATTTTCAAATTTATAACTATTGGCAAGAAGGCAAATATCCAAATAGTGGTACTTGGGCAGAGCAACCAAATAGATTAGTAGAAGCAATGGAGGTTATTCGTGGCATCACAACAAATGAAGATACTGCTTGAGGTTCAAGATAAAGCAACCAAAGCATTAAAACAATCACAAAAACAATTTAAAAAATTAGCAAGTGTAGCTGGTAAAGCTGGTAAGTCTATTGGCAAAGCAATGATGGCAGTTGGAAAATCTGTTTTTTCATTAAAAACTGCACTAATTGGAGTTGCTGGAGCAGTAGGTTTTGGGTTAGTTATAAAATCTTCTTTAAAAGCTATTGACTCTTTAGGTAAAGTATCTAAAAAGTTAGGTATTGGATCAGATGACTTACAAAGATTTAGATTGGCTTCTGAATTAGCTGGGATAGAGCAAACTGCACTTGATATGGGTTTACAAAGATTCACTCGTAGAGCTGGGGAAGCAGTGCAAGGGTTAGGTGAAGCTAAGGGTGCTTTGGAGAAAATGAATGTTCAGCTAACTGATAATAAAGGCAATCTTCGTTCAACAAAAGATTTATTAGGAGATGTTGCTGAAGCATTTTTACACACAGAAGATCCAGCAGAAAGGTTAAGACTAGCATTTAAACTATTTGATAGTGAAGGTGTTGCAATGGTTAATGTCTTATCTCAGGGTAGAGATGGCTTAAATAAAATGCTTAATGAAGCAGACAAACTTGGAATAATATTAAGCACTGAAACTGTATCATCTGCTGAAAAAGTAAACGACCAATTTACACGTCTTGGTGCAACTTTTCTTGGCTTTAGAGATAAACTTGCTGGCTCATTAGCTCCAGCATTAGAAAAGTTTGCTAGTTGGTGGACTGAATTTATGATGGCATTTAATACAAGTATAAAACCAATATTTCCTTTTATTATTTCTCAACTAAATTTGTTAAAAGGTGGCTTTGGTAATGCAACTGAAGCTGGAGAAAAGTGGGGTAAAAGAATTGGTTATTATATGCAAGAAATTACAAAAGCTTTTGTTAAATTTTTTGAAACAGGAGAAGATGGCACAAATGGTTTTGACAGACTTATTAATAAAATTAAAGAAATGTATGAAGTTGCAAAACCAGTCCTTCAAGATTTAGGTACAATAATAAAAGGAGTAGCAAGTGCAGTCGCATCTATTGTCACAGGAATAACTGGAGCAGTTAATGCCTTAAGAAATTTAGGAAGTAAAGTTGCAGATATAACAGGAGCTGGCATGAGTGGAACTCCAAGAGTAGAAGGGACAAGAGCTTCTGGAGGAGGAGTCAGAGCTGGTGGTTCTTACCTTGTAGGGGAAAGAGGTGCAGAAGTATTTACTCCAACAACATCTGGAACTGTATCTGCTTCTGGTGGCGGTGGCTCATCTATAACTAATATTTACACCAACGCTTCGGCTCATGGAATAGATAGTGCTTTAGCTTCTCGTGGAGATTCTATAAGTAGAGGTGCAAGAGTAGGTCTAGCAATTTCCTCTGTTTCATCTATTGGATATATTAACTTGTCGACAACGAGGGTTAGATAATGATTTTTAAACATCCAACTACAACACCAACTACAACTTTAACTTTTACTAATAATCCAGAAGCACCATATAGCAGAGAAGTTATTAAGCATAATACTTCAGTGCAAATGGAAGATGGCACTTTTTACACTTATGCTAGGTCAGTGACTAATTATAGATATGTTATTAATGTTGTTTTAAATTCAGAAGCAGAGAGAGACTCACTGGAGAGTTTTTTTGACAATACAGTTAATGGAAGTGAAAAAGAATTTAAATACACAGATCCATACGGAGACGAATACACAGTTAGGTTTGAAGACCAGCTAGAAATATCAGAAATATTTAAAGGCAGAATGTATAGAGCAACTTTTAACCTTATTCAAACTGCATGAGAGTTTTTAGTTCAGGGTTTCAAAGTAAGCTTGCATCAAATAGCTATACTCCAGTTGTATTTTGTAAATATGAATTAATCACTTATGTTTCTGGCACAACGGCTGGAACAGGAACTCAAGTAGTTACAAATTATTATTGGTCTGAAAGGGCAATAACTTATTCCTCTCAAGCTTACGAAGCAAGAATTGTAAAAGCAAATGCACTTGAGCAAATCATGGACACTTCCAGACAAGCTTTTGGAGATATGTCTTTGCAGATTGCAAACTCCCCAACAAATTTAACTGGTGCAATTCAATCAGGAATGAAATGCGTTATATATCTTGGCTTTGAAGATAGCGTTGGGGTTGTGACAGATGCTGAAATTATGTTTACTGGTGCAGTTGAAGGAAATATAGAAATAACAGAAGATAGCGTATCTTTTAGTTTAACTGACATTGCTCACACTTATGATAGACAACTTCCAGATTTAATTAGCAGAGAGGAATTTCCAGTAGCAGATCCAGATGCTATTGGAGATACTAAACCTATAATTATGGGAAGAGTAAGAGATGTAACTTGTCGACCAGTTGCTTCTGGACTTGCTTCAATATTAGCATTGCCAGCAACTGCTGGAATGAATGTAATGTTTTTATCTCATGATGTAGGATGGTGGGCAGATACTTTTGTTGGAACTAGCTTAGGCAAGTTTCCATTAATGATTATAAACACTCCAGACTTAGATGAGGAAATCAGAATAACATCTTTAGAATATGTTGTTGCTGATGGGTTATGGAAAGCAAATTTAGAAAGCACTTTAACTAAAAATCATGAGATTGGTGACACTGTATATCAAAAGTTTCCACATCCTTTTCCAGAGTCATCAAACAACCTATCAACTATGTATGCTTATCTAGTTGCAGACCATGCAGTTGATTCAATTACTAATGTAAAGGTAGATGGAGTTCCAGTAACTTTTAAAGCTTTTAAAAACTTAAGTGCAAGTGATTTGTTTGATAATGATATGGGTACAGATTGGAATCTTCCATTTGGAAAAGCTTATGTTCTAGTAAAAACAAAGCCAGCTGGAATTGCAGTTACTGGTTCAAGTGGTTTTGAAGTTTCAGACACTATTGGAGTTGATGACTCTATAGGAGTTTTAGATACAATAGGTATAACTGATTCTGGACACAAGCACAGTGGCGGTGGTGCGGAGCTTTTTACTTGGTATATTACATACAATGTTTCGGCTCTTTATTTTCCAGCCACTGAATCTATCCATTTTCCAGCAAGCGGTTGTTCTGGATTACAAATAAAAGCAAGAAGTGGAAGTGATGAAGTAATTATTGCAGACCTTCCTCCTTCTGGTGGTGGCATTTCATTGTCTTCTCCAGTTGTTTTTACAAGCACTTCTCCAGAAATAAATATTTCAGCTTTCATTACATGTGGTCTTATTTATTATTTAGAATTTGCAGTAGAAAGAGAAGCTCCAGATGGTTCATCTACATTTGACGTAAATTCATCTGGAGAAACTACATCTTTTTATTCAACTTTGAGCTTTCCAGAATACTTCCCAAGTGATTCAACTGGTTTTGCATTAACGGGAGTAGATAGAATTGGAGATGTTACAAAATATGGTTTTGCAACTAAAACTGGAACTGTAAAACTTATTGGCGGTAATAGTTCTGCTGATATATTTGTTGGTCAAAAAGTAACTTGTGATGTTCGAGGTAATTGTGATGGCACAACTGGTTATGTTCAACCAAATGAGCAAATTAAAAAGTTAATAAATTTATACGCAAGAAATCCAATAAGTGGATCAGAAGGTTCTGCTGACATTGTGCAATATGTTAATGAATCTGAAATGAACACTCAATTCCAAAAAGTTTACAACACAGATGATATAACTAAAACTGCAAATGCAAATTATCCTTTTATGAATAATCCAACATCTGCAAGTTTAAATCCATCTCCAACAACAGATTTAGGAAATACAGATGGAGTAGAAGGTTTTAATGCTATTGATTTTGCAATAACAGAACCAAACAGATTAAGAGATGTTGTAGGTGATATGTTATTCCACTCAAACAGTTTTATAAATTGGCAAAATGGCATAGCTTATATAAGACATTCATCTGATTCAATAACGGCAGATGGCAGTGTTGGAAGCTCTGATTTACTTATTAAATCAACTACATTAGGAAGAGCAAAAGCAAGTGATTTAGCAACTGAAGTTGATGTAAGATATGCTTACTCTCCTCAAACTGATTATTCAAGGCGGTTTGATTATGCAGAAAAAGTTGGAAGAGGNAGAACTTACACAAAAACAAAACTTGATGCAATCAGAGCAAGAGGAGTTCACAAAAAAGAAAGGACTTATGATNTAGCAATGGCNGGAGAGCAAGTNACTGCTGAACTTGTTGCAAAAAGATTATATGACGATAAATCANCACCAAAATANATAGCTGGTGTATCTTCAACNTTAAAAAATCTAGCNTTTGAAGTTGGAGATTATATAAATATAAATGTACCAATTTATGCTAATAGTGTTTTATCAAAAGGATTTATACAAAGAAAAACCTTACAGTTTGGATCTGCAATAGATAAAGAACCAGACTTGATCCATTTGCAAGTTAAAGAAAGTCATGTAGGAGATTTTTTTCTTTCTACAGATTTACTAACAGATAGCCTGGCAATATCTGAAGGCACTCCAATCTTTACCTTAAACGATGTAAATACTAAATTTAAAACATTAACAGATTCTTTAACAATATCTGAATTTGTAGGAGTTCAACCAGTAGTATCTTTAGGAGATACAGTCTCACTTACTGAATCTTTATCTTTTGAAAAAGAACTAAGACTAACAGACAGTATGCCAATAACTGACTTTGTTAGAAGGTTCTCTGGCATATTATTTTGGTATGTTGATTTAGATGATACTTTGGCAATAACTGAAAATGTAACTGTTTCAGTTGTTGATGGGACTTATGAGCTTGACACTTATATTGACACTGATTTAACAACTATTGGAGTTTATGAATAATGGAAGTTGGAACACTACCAAAAGCTGGGTTTATGCTAAAATATAACAAGAATAATCCAGAACATTTGATTGTTAAAATTAATGGAAAATTAGAAACAAAAAAAGTAAGTATTGCTGGAGTTGCAATAGTAAATTATGGAAAGCCTATTGAATTTAAAGGAAGTGCTTTAATGAATAATGGGGATGCAATTTATTTAGAACCAGATGGATTAACAGTTTTAAGGTCTGGTGGCAAAGTTACAGATGTTAAGCCAATTGATGGTAAAAGAGTTTTATTGGGATTAAAGATTGAAAAAACATTTATTGCTTATGCAACGGAAGAAGCATGAGAGATATAAAACCTACAAAAGATGATTTAAGAAAGTTATATTTCCCATTATTACAAGAAAGAATTAGAAATGCGTACAGTTTAGAAGATGAGTTTAAAATGTTAAACTTAGGCATTGCAGATAAAAACAATAAAGATTATTTAGTTTATAGAAAGAGCATTGATTTTTTAATTGAGGAGTTTAACAACGAGGTAGAGGAACATTATGGAAGAGCAAATGGAGATTAAAGGAAAGTTAAAAATTGAGCTTGTCAGAAATGGCAAGGTTATAGAAACAAAAGAAGTCGACAATATTATTGTAACAACAGGAAAAAACTTAGTTGCAACTTTGGTATCTGGATCTGGAACATCATTTACACATATGGCAATAGGAACATCTGGTACTGCGGAAGCAATTGGAAATACAACTCTAGGAACAGAGACAGGCAGAGTATTACTAACAGGAAAAACTGTCGCAAGTAATGTAATTAGTTTTGTTGGAGACTTTCCAGCTGGAACAGGAACAGGAACTATTGTAGAAGCTGGAATTATGAACGCTTCTTCAGGAGGGGTAATGTTAAACAGAGCAACATTTAGCTCAGTATCAAAAACTGCCTCTGATGCACTTAAAATATCTTGGGACGTAACTTTTGGGTAATTTATTATGACAACGATTGTAACTCGGTCTGGAAAAGGATCACCAATATCAGCAGTTGAAAATGATGCCAATTTAAATAATTTAAATAATAATAAAGTTGAGCAAACTGGAGCAACAAGCTCTGCTGAACTTCCAAGCGGAACTACTGCGCAAAGAGATGGCTCTCCATCTGCTGGTTATTTTAGATATAATTCAACTCTTTCAAATATAGAATATTACAATGGTAGCTCATGGCTATCACCTTCTGTTGCTTCTCTTGCAGTCTCTAAAACATCTTCTACTGGTTCAGCAGAAATGCCAACAGGCACAACTGCTCAAAGAGATGGTTCTCCAAGCACTGGATTTTTAAGATTCAATTCTACTACTACATCTTTTGAAGGTTACAACGGAAGTGAGTGGGGAAATATAGGAGGAGGAGCTTCTGGTTCGACTTCTTTTTATGGATTAAAAGTATCTGATAATGTTTTAAATTTAACTACATCAACAAGTGATGATGTAGATGTTGCAGACTATGACAATTGGTTATTAGCTCAAGGAATTACAATGGCTATTGTAAATAACGAATTGCAAATAACTATTTAAGGAATAAATAATGAGCTTAAACAGTATTGATTACACGAAGTTAGGTTACAGATGGAAGGGTAATTACTCTGCTGGAACTACTTATGTAAATTATGATGTTACAAAAAAAGATGGTGAAGTTTATTATTATCTTAATGGCTCTTGGGTTGAGTTTGCTAAAGGTCAGCAAAATGCAACAACAAAAGGTCAGGTAGTTACAAACTCTTTATCTGGCGGAACTTCAGGAGTAAAAAATACCTACCTACATTCTAAAAATGGCTCAGTTGAGTTTAGATATTCTGGAGAAAGAGCTGGGACAAGAGCAGTTAAATTAATGAGAAAAAAAAGAACTAACGCAAGCAATCAATATAATGCAACTCTTGGTGCAATTATGAGTGATGGAACTTTGCGAACTTGGGCAGACAATACAGGAGGAAGGATTGGACAGTCAAATTATGCTATATCTACAATGCACCCAAATTCTGTGGCACTACCTCAAAATGTTTATGCAGTTGATGCCTTTCAATTAGAGCAAAATATTTATGTGATTGACCAAGATGGAAACTTGTGGGCAATGGGTAGTAATTCTGAAATTGGAGGGTGGTCATGGAATCCGAGCTATGGTAATGGAGCTAATGTAGTTCAATCAAGATTTATAAATATTAGTTTAGGCACTGATATGGAAGGCAAAAAAATTACTTACATAATTGGTGATAGAGAATATAACAGTGCTTCAGCATACACTGCAATGTTTGCTCAAGATGAGAATGGAAACATATATTCTTGGGGGTTTAATCAATATGGACAATGTGGAAGAGATGGACAAGTTAACCCTCAAAGGAAGCCGACTAGAGTTGCAACTTTAGCAGATGGTAATCCTATGCCAGTCATAAAACAAAAGCATATATTTCCGAGTGCTCATATTTATTCAACAACTGGATTAATTGATGAGAATGGAAAGTTATACACCTGTGGGTATTTAAATCGTAACTTAAATGATGCACATTATTACGAAGGCTTTGTTGAATATACAAAAATTCTAAGCAATACTTATAGTGTATGGCGGACAGGAAGTAGTGATTATCATGTTACTGCTGGAGTTCAATATAAAACAACTCAAAATCTTGTTGATACTACAGGGAGAGTTTGGGGAAGAGGGGATAGCACAGAGCAAGGTCACGCTTTTACAACTCACCCAGCTTGGGCGTTGCCAACAATAGGAGGTGCTGGTCAAATGACATCAGATGATGGTCAAACAATATTTGGTGGATCAAGTGCTTATGGCGGAAGTTCAAGTGGAGTTGATATTGGAGGGTTCGTTGATGTTTGGGGAACTTCTGCTGGGTATGAGAGATATTTTGGGTTAGGTGCAAACGGAGAAATTTGGGGAGTTGGGTATTCACAGGCAAACGGAAACAGTGGCAATTCAAAAATTCCTGATGGCACTGGGGGTGGATGGAACAAGCTAAGATTTAGAACGGAAGATGGTAAAGACCAAACTGCAAAACATATTCATTCTGGTAATGATGTATTTAGTAAATCAAAGCTTCATGTTGCTTTTGGTTTATATACTGCTAATTGTTCAAGCTTAACAACTGATGGGTACATGTTTGCTTGGGGAGAAAATAACATCGGTGCTTGTGGTACTGGGGATGTTTTAGATATTAACCCTTATTCTTTTCAATCAGATGGAATACCATCCATGCAAGTTAACGAGAAAATTATTGATTATGAAATAGCTGGAAGTATAACGGCAGTTGATGCGCCATTAAATTATTGTTTGCTTGACGATAATGGAGGTGTTTGGACTGTCGGAAGTGGTGTAAGTCAATTAAATAATGATGATGATGCACAAAATATTTATGTGCCTAGGAAGGTACTTTTTTAATAGGAGAGAGTAATGGCAACAGTATCACTTGGTAAAGTTAAATTCAGTTGGAAGGGTGCTTACTCATCTTCGACAACTTATTATGAACAAGATGTAGTTTCTTTTAATGGCACAACATATATTTGTACCACAGATTCTACATCTGGAACTGCTCCAGCAACAGTAACTACAAATTTAGGAACATCTACATTGTCTTATTATGTAAAAGTAATTGCAGATGGTGGTTCTAATTATTTTCATGTTGATGTAACAGATGGCACAGGAACTTATGTAAAACAAAAATACTTAAAATTAATCGAAGGAAATACTTACAAGATTTATCAAAGTGATTCCTCAAACGACACTCATCCATTATTATTTAGTTCTACTTCAGACGGAACTCATGGTGGAGGAGTTGCTTACACAAGTGGGGTTACATATTATTTAGATGGTTCAGCAGTCTCTCTTGCTACTTACCAATCAGGTTCTTTTGCTTCCGCCACTACAAGATATATCCAAATAGTTGTGCCAACTGATGCACCAAATTTATTTTATTACTGTCATGCTCATACTGGAATGGGAGGTTCTGCGCCAACTGCAAAACTATCAGTAACAGTTACAGTCACTACATCTAATTGGAATCAGTTTGCTCAAGGTGTTGATTCAACTGGAAGTGTAGAAGGTGACATTTTATATTATGATGGAACTCAACTTGCATCTTTGCCAGTGGGTTCTGAAAATCAGGTGTTGAAAATTGACGAAGCAACACTGCTTCCAAATTGGGAAGCTGAAAGTGTTAGATCAGGAACTAAGGTTGCCAGATTAAAAGATTTCGGTATGGCTGGAACATATCAAGGGACAACTGTTTTAATGGATGATGGCACTCTCAGATATTGGGGAGGGAATACTGCTTATAATGCTGGCATAGGTTACTTGTCAAACTCTAAATCACAACCAATAGCTTTACCATTTCCTCAAGAATTTCCAAGAATAAATACAACTCTCACTGGTCAATTTATGACTGACTACAGAAAGATGGGTGCGTGTATTGATAAAAATAAACATCTCTGGACTTGGGGAACTAATGTAGATGGTTCAATGGGTATTGGAGTCACAACGGCTGGTGGAACTTATGAAGGCAGAAAAGGAGTGCCAGTTAACATTTCAAAAAGAACTAATTTTACTGGCGGTATTGGAAGCACAACTACAGAAGCAAACAGAAAAAAAATAGTTGAAATTGCAACTCCTCATGGAACAGATGGTACTCATGGAGCAGTAATTGTAAGAGACGAAGATGGTAAAGTTCATGGTACTGGTTACAACGCTCATGGATTAATGGGACAATCTAATACTACTGCTCAATCCCAGTTTAAAGAATATCCAACCTTTGGCTCAACTACTGATTTAAAAGCAAAACAAATAAAGCTAAGTAATTCAACTGTACCTTGTTTAATAACACTTACTAATAACGGAGATGTTTACCATACAGGCTATTCTAGTTATTATCAGCATGGGGAAAATAATACTACGGCTCATAATGTGCCAACTATTGTGCCTAATGTTGGAACGACTGCTGGTGAGACTCCAATAGACAGACTTGCTTGCGTATCTTATAAAGGTGTTTTTGTAATAGATACTTCTGACAATATGTGGAACTGGGGTTACGATAACAATGGCGCTTTTGGTAGGGGTGGAGTTGTTGGAAATTATTACAACCCAACAAATGTGATGGCAAATGTTGACAAGGTACAATGTGCAAATACTGGAACTAATTATAATGGGACATTAATCATTAAAAAAGATGGCACTCTTTGGGGTTCTGGGTACAACGGATATGGACAACTTGGACAAGGAAACACAACACAAATAACTTCATTTGCAGAATGTAAATTTAGTTTATTGCAATCAGATGGAAGTTATGCAGACCAAACTTTAAGCAGTGCTTCTATGCCTTTCACAATTATAGAAGCAAGATTTACTGGTTCAGCATCAACAATTACTTCAGCAGTTTTAACTTCAGAAGGAAAAGTTTACACTTGTGGATATAATGCTCATGGTCAATGTGGACAAGGCATAACTGGAAACAATTATATATTCAAAGAAGTCTTTGGCTTACCAAGTAAAGTTGCACAAATTGAAGGAGTTGGATATTCAAGTTCTTCGAGTTGGAACGCAAGAATGGAAGATGGTCAGTTGTATGCTTGGGGTAATGGTACAGGCTATGCAATACCAGAAGATGATGCACATCATTCATATGTGCCAAAATTAGTTATTTTTTAAGGTTAATAAAAAATGGATTATTTAACTATATTTGCTTCAATAGCTGGAGGGTTGTGCAACTACAATACTAAAAAAGTAAAAGGTCGAAAGCCAAAAGGCGGTCATATAAATTGGCTTGTAAAACGTAAACAGGCTAGAAGAGAATTTTTCTTAAATGTTGGCATTGCTTTAATTTCAGCCTTCTTTTTTATTCCTCCAATAATGCACTCTTTTGATTTACATCATACCTTTGCTTACGCAATAGCATTTTTAATTGGTTATTCTGGCATGAGATTGCTCCCAGCTATTGAATCTAAAATAACAAAATTTTTAGATAAAACAATGTCATGAAACCTGAAGAGCAAAAAAAAGCAATTAAGGAAGGTCTATCTGAATGGCTAGATGAGAAATTTTCTGAATTTGGTAAATTCTCTCTTCGTGGAATATTCGCTTTGATGTTAGTTGCATTAGTTTATTTATGGGCTACCTCGCAAGGCTGGAAAATTTGAATGATAAAATATTAACAATTATTTTAGGATTATTACTTTTATTTATGTATTGTAATGCTTTACTTTAAGAAAATATTTGGCAAGCGAGTTATCTTTGCGCTTGCGTTTTTAGCAGTCATGCCAATAACACCAATAGTTGCTTGTATATTTATAGGGTGGGTTTATTAATGTTTGGAATATTAGCAAAGATTTTAGGAAGCGGTGATGTGATCAAACAAGGTTTAGATTTAATTGATGATATGCACACCTCAGAAGCAGAAGAGATTGAAATTAAAAACAAAGCAAAGGTAGACCTACTTTCTGCTTACGCTCCATTTAAAGTTGCTCAACGATATTTGGCGCTGATGTTTGGTTTGACATATTTGTTATGTTTTGTAATAGTCTTAATAATGACTTTGTTAGGGTATGGAGATATTCAAGGGATCAAATTTATATTATCTGATTTTTATATTGGTGAAATAATGCTAGCAATTATTGCTTTTTATTTTGGCGGTGGGTTGTTTGAATCAGTTAAAAAAAGATGAGATTAACTCCGCATTTTAATTTAGAGGAATTAACTCATAGCAATACTGCCGTTAGGTTAAATATTGACAATACACCTCTTCCTGAGGAAATAGAAAAGCTTAAATATCTGGCTGAAAAATTAGAAGATGTAAGAATGGTTTTAGATCACAATGCAATTTTAATATCTTCTGGATTTAGATGCTTAGAATTAAACAGAGCATTAAAATCAAAAGATACTAGCCACCACATTAAATGCAGAGCAGTTGATTTTACTTCGCCAGATTTTGGTGATGTACATGAAATAATGAAAAAATTGAGAGATACAAACATTCAATTTGAGCAGTGTTTGCTTGAGTATAATTCTTGGATTCACTTGTCATTTCCAGAAAAAGGTAAAAAACCAAAAAGGCAAATGTTAAGAATTGGAAGGTCAGGAGTAACTATTTATGAGTAAAAATAAATCAATTTTAGTTATATCAGATTTACATATACCCTATCATCATCGATCAGCATTTGATTTTTTAAAAGCATTAAAGAAAAAATACAAGCCAGATCTAGTTGTTAATATTGGAGATGAGTTAGATATGCACGCTTTATCAATGCATGATAGCAATCCTGATCTGCCCTCTGCTGGAGACGAATTAAGAATAGCAAAAAAATATATTAAAGAACTCGAATCAATATTTCCTATAATGACTTTAGTTCATAGCAATCATTCCTCAATGGTTTACAGAAGAGCTTTAAAACATGGTTTGCCCGTAGATTATTTAAAATCTTATAATGAATATTTAGGAGTCTCAGACGATTGGAACTGGGTAGAAGATTTAACGATCACTTTGCCAAATGGTCAAAGATGTTTTTTTACTCATGGCATGGTGGCTGATGTTTTGAAGTTGAGTCAAAACCAATCAAAATGTTGTGTTCAAGGACATTATCACTCATCTTTTAAAATAGATTATTTTGCCAACTCTGACGAATTAATATGGGGACTTCAGACTGGATGTTTAGTCTCACAAAAATCACTTGCTTTTTCGTACTCAAAAAATTTTCGTAATAGATTTATTGTTGGATGCGGAATGATTTTAGACTCACAACCAAAACTAGAACCCATGATATTTGGAAAGGATGGAGAATGGATAGGGAAAGTTTAGAAGTAGAATTTGAACCAGAACAAGAAAGCAAAAATGAAACCTTAGAAAAGATTATAGGCAGAACCATATTATCCGTAGAATTATTAGAAGAAGATACACAGGCAATGATCAAAATTTGTTTTTCCAAAGACAAAGAAGACTTTTTGCTTATACACGCAGAAGGAGCAAATATTTATCTAATTGAGCCTAAACCACCAAATTTACACTAATTTAGGCTTCATATAAGCCTCGTGGTGCGCTTTAAATAATAAACTGGTATGCTTACCCCTCCCTTTATGTACAGTTTCTTTTTACTTTACAAACACTATGATAGTCAAAATATCTTACAGATCCGTTTTTCATATCTCGGTTTATAATTTTTGTATCTTTTGGCAAAGATATATATTCTTTGTTTAAGCATCTATATTCCATTTCTACTTTATTTGGATCTGGATAATAAAGGTTTACAAATAAAACCGCTTCAGAGCAACTATTAAAATTTCCAACGTACTGCCAATCTTCCAAAGGATCTGGCGCTAAATTAATTACCATAACAAAAGCAAACTCAATCATAAGCTAACTCCTTATTAAAGATTCAACATTTTTTTTGCTTATAGGGCATTTCTTTTTTCCTACTATTTCTATTGCGCCAGATTTTATTAGCTCGTTAACTCTTCCAGCAATCGTTGATGTTTCCATGCCAGTTTTAACCGCCAATTCTTTTCTGGTATATTCTTTATCATACTGCATTTGGTTTATGATTGCTTCTTGCATTTTGCTTAACTTACTTTCTGATTCAAATAAACTTAAAGATGAGTAAGCTTCTCTACTTGTGTCTTTTACATTAGTCATATAATCTCTCCTTTTGTTGATACATCGTTTTTAGATTTATCTTATTAATCTGCATATTTTTTAAGTGGTTGATCATTCTATCTCTATCAATATCAATTAACGATAAACAATAATTTATTAACACATCATCATTTTCAAGCCAATACCAAGCTTGTCTTCTGTTGCGTTCTGTGGATTGTGATGCAACTGCATCTTGAATTGCATTTCCAAGAATTGCTAACAAAAGTCTTGCGTGAGGATTATCAGCATTTGGATTATTAAAAACCAAGCTTATAAATTGTAATTCAGAATCTTGCATTTATTTATCCTCATACTTTCTTTTAATCTCTCCCATAATCATAACGATTTCTGTGGTTTTAAATTCAGGTAACTTTTTAATCATTTCTTTATTAGCCTTATAAAGCTTATCACTAAGAGCAAACTTTGTTTTACCTTCAATATTTGATTTATCGATTTTTTTTATTGAGCTAACAAATTCAGTTGTAAATTCATACTCATCTTTAACATCAATTTTTCCATTACTTAATTTATCTAAAACCCACTTGTTTTTTATTGGTGAGGATTGCTTTACTTTCTCAAGATCAGATTTAGGTTTTGCAATATTTCTATTATTTAACTGATCACTAGACATTGCACTGTTTCCATCATCATCTTCTGGCGCAAGACCACACGCTGACATTAATGATCCTCTACGAGCATAAGTCAAAGATCCCATAACTCCATGAGCATCTTGTTTCCCAGATGGCATTGCAAATATTCCAGCAGATAAAGTCTCTCCAGATTCATGGATAAAAATTGTTTCAACTTTTACCCCAAAGCCATCGTACTCATGTGTTTTTTGTATTATTCCTATCCCGTACTTATGTAAGGCAGACATCACTGCTTGATAGCAACCCGTTAAATCTACATAAGTTGGCTTACCTTTTACCTTTGCATAAAAGTTATTTTCTGAATTTTTTACTGCTGGATTAAATTCCTGTTGTGCCTTAACAAAAGCTTTAGCAATCTCCGATGTTGTTGTCATTGTCTCTCTCCTCAAAATATAGTTTTATAATGTCATTTCTTTTTTCTGTATCTTTAACGTTCTTATAAACTAAAGATAAAAAATCTTGTAAATCATCAAAATCTTTGGTCATTTTTTTTCCTCCAAGTTTATAACTTTTAATTTAGATTGTCTTAAAGAACGAGCTGGTTTTGCATCCATTGTTCTTTCTGGAGTTGCTTTATAGTTTATAGTCTTCCAGTTAATCTTAAAATTTCCAGCAGTTGCTAATTGGTGATCAGGCATATTTTCCATGATCTCTAATTCAGTTCTTGCAATCATCTCCTCTTGTTGCTTAATTTTTTTTCTTAATTCCCAGATGACATTAGCTGATTCCTCCATGTCAGGTAGATCAATAACATCATTATCTGGCGTGTCAAATATTCTGGAAGCTTCTGCTGGAGTTTGAAAGTCGTACCATTCAATCTCGTCTTCTTTTTTCCATTTTTGTATTCTACGATCAAAGTCTTTAATAGCTTTATGAATCTCAGCAATCAATTCCTCATCACGCTTATAAACAAATAAACGCAGTTCTGTGCCTTTGTATAAAACGCAGACCGCTCCCCAACTTGAATTAGTGCAATCCATCTGCATTTGTAATTGCAAAACACCTCGGAATAAAGGAAGTTCAGTTTCTGGTTCGTGGGAGGTTAATTTTGCTTCTAATATTCCTAAACCATCTTTTTTAATAACATCAGAATTTACGCAATAAATCCCAGATTTAATGTCAGTAGATATTTCTTTGCTATCGCCATTTAAAGTGCCATCTAAACTACAGGCAAATGGTAAATCAGGATGATGCCAGGCGCCATTAAAATCAGTTGCTAAAATTGGATCAGATTGCATAAGTCTTTCTGCCGATTCTTTGAGTATAGATTTCTCTAAATTATTACCCCAAAACATGGCTTCATTGGTTTTAAAGGGAGCTGGTGCTTTGCCGATAATTACGTTTATTTTCTCTTTTAAAAGCTCACTGGGTGTTTTATAAATAGAGCAACCCATCAGGCAAGGAAGTTCACTTGCTGAGAGTTGATCATTTGGTGATAATTTACCAACCATTATTTTTCTCCTTTTTGGTTAAAATACATTTTAATTTCCTCTAAAGCTTCAGGGTTTAATCTACTCATACAACTTAAAACTGTATTAGATCCTAAAGCTAAGGACAGATTGCTAAACTCTCTAATCAGATATTCAGCGTGTAATTGATCATCATAATTCATTTGGCGCAACCTTTTCAGAATTACAAATATTAACTCTCATCAGATTTTTAATTTGATATAATTTGTCTTCTAATTGAGATGATTTAATTTCATTAAAATAATTTCTAATGTCATCAATAAAGTCATCTCGTTGAATTTCTGTATATTTAAAATCATGATCCAGAACATCTATTAACCTATGATTTTTGGAATCACTTTTCATATAATCAGTAAGAAGATTATATAAATATTCATTATTAAAAAAAGTTAATGAAAGTTCATAGTCATTATTTTTGGTGCAATCAATCAGTGGATATTCACGCATGTCGATCCTCCCATTTTTGAATTAAGAATTCTAGGACACATGCCACCGATCCAAAAAGACCGAGGGCAAAAACAAGAATTAAGAAAATGATATAGTCATCCATTATTTAACCCTCCATTTTTTAAGGAAGCGTTTTAGTTGTTTAATCTCTGGAAGAAAGTATGGATCATAAAGGTTATATTCGTATTGATTTTCGCTACAATCTAATCTGTTTATAGCATCATCAATTATGAATTGATCAGTAAATATTTCTGGATGTTTATCTAATGCAATATGTGAATCTCCATATTTATCAGCATAATCTCTTAAGCCTAAATAATTATCATCATAATCTACTTCGAATTGAATGCACATTTCATGAATATTAACTGCATCTTTTACGATCTTTCTTTTGTATTTGTATTCCATTATTTTTATCCTTTTAATTGGTTTTTTAAATAATACAACTACAT